ATGATATTTAAAAGTTACGAAGAAGTGGTTTCTGAATACAACTTGGAGCAGATTGTTAATAATATAAAAAATGGGATTATTAACATGTCAGGCAGTGACGATATTAAATCTTTAGTAAACGATAGGAACTGTAAGGTTTACATTATATCAAAAATAACATCTTTGAATAAAAGTAAAGGTAGCATGTTAATTGAAGCTGCTTGCGTTATCCATAGTGAAATTACTGTACCCAAAAATATAAATAAAATTATTTTAGTAATCGATGTTGCATTGTCAAATTTAAGTACAAATTATGTTGAGGTTTATGAATATGAAAGTAATAAAACAAAATACGAAACAATTATCCTTGCCAGAAATAAGTTTTTCTAAGTTAGTTGTACAAACCATAAATTTTTATACTAGAGTATTTCGTGTGTTGTTTGGTGGTGAGTTAAGGCATCGGTACTCAAGAAAGCAAAACGTACGAACATCCGAAGAGTTAAGCGACCATATGAAAAGAGACCTCGGTTTGTGATACTAAAGACTTAAGTCATAAATAAAACAACAGTTCAATAAACCGAATCCTTGGTCATTAGGTTCGATTTTTACGCCTCAAATTTTCATGAAAAAGTAAATTATTACACTGACGTATACACGAGATAGTTGATAAGGTTTGGTATAGCCATTCCAAACATTGCTTCAACCTGAGGTACCATTGTGGGCTTGAAGCAATGATAATCCGCAGATAAAAGCAGTATGGGAAGGAATTGCAAAAAAGTTTAATGGGCTGGGATCATCAGGAATCTCAATGGTTTGCACTGGATTGGCCTTAGTGATTGCAAGTCCACAGGAACCACTATTACAGTGCGCATTATATCTGCTTATGTTGAATGCGATTGCATATGCCAGTCCTATAAAATGTCTCTCTTTTGAGGGACTATTCAATGAAGTATCACGAAATGACTAAAAACTATATTTTTCGTGAATTTGAATGTGGTTTATCCGTCGAACAAGCTGCTGAACTTTGTTTAAAAACTGTGAGAACTGTCAAAGAATGGGATAAGGGGAAAACCATTCCTCCAGAGTGTAAACGACTCATGAGAATGACAAAAGGAAGGGAACTGAGCCCATCAGAACAATGGGAGCACTTTAAAATGCACTATGACAGGTTAGAGCTTCCCACAGGACAGCTTGTAACAGCACAACAGGTTTTGACCGGAATTGCTTTATTAGAGATAGGTGCATTGACGGATCTAGAAGCGGCTGGTCAAGTTCTGAAATATGCGAGGGCACTAAGAGACATGATGTAAAAGAGGCTCCGATAGGAGCCTCTTTAACTTGCAATTTTCATATATGTATCATTGTCAACCTGTGCCATATACATGCTATAGCTGATGTTGACAAAATCATAATGGATATGTGAGAACATAAAGATTGCGTAAATCTTTGATAGTTGCATCTCTGCATGTTCTAGAGCTGCAACTCGGTTCATTTTAGGTAAATCTGGACTTTTGGTTAAATGAAATTTATTAAATATATAGCTTGTCTCAACCAGGGCCAAAGTTACGTCTTCATCATTAACTCCAGAATTAAAAGCATGTAAAGCTTTCTCGCAACATTGAGCGAACTCCTGAGCCAAATTAACGTTTGGTGAAAGATCACCATAAAGTGCGTCAGGGAAGAGCTTCCTATGTAGCTTACGAATCTCTATATCTGTGACAGATGGTATTTTCAGTGTGTCTACATATTTTTTAAACTCTTCTAAGTGCTTGTAGTAGTTAGTAAATATATTTTGTTGGTTAGCAGCTCGAATCTGTTCTTTAGTTTGCTCTGATCTATGATTAGCTGCTAAAAGGGCAATAATTGGGATGATTAAAGCTAAGATAGCTATTGGAAAACGGAAAGTTGAAATGAAGTAATTAAAGCCATCAGCTGAAAAATCCCAAGTGATAGGCGTATTGCATATAATTACAATAGAAATAAAAGTTGACGTTCCGACTAGTAGAGACGCTACTTGCCATACAATTGGAAGAGTTATGAAGCTACTGTGTGGGTCAAACTGGTCGCTAAGTTTTGTTTTTATATTTGACAATAATATTCTCATAGCTTTAGTCGTGCACTATGCATCCTTTTGCGTTATTTATTCGATATTATCAACTAAGCTCCCCTTAAAATTCAATAACAAATGTTGGTTACATCAGCTGATGGTTGTGTGGCGGCTTGGTTGTTTCTTATCCGAATATCGGATGCGTCTATTAAGTTTTCCATGTTTTAAGTAATTGTATAAGCTTTTTGTCACAAATTTATATTCAATCGGTTGAGTTCATGGTAAGTGACCCTATTTAGTATATGGGCAATGGTGCCGACATTCGATACGAGGAAATTGAGTTGAGCTATTTTGTTTTATGTTCATTTGACCTAAGAAATGCAACATCTGAAGACTATGAAGCTGCATATTCAGAATTAGCAGATCTTGGCTTGCAACGAACACTGAGAGCTGACAATGGCAATAATGTATCACTGCCAAACACTACAGTGGCTGGTATACATAACGGTACATCAACAAGTGCAGTGAGAGATCACTTCAGAAGCAGTATAGACACTGCGTTTAGACGTAGAGGGCTATCTAGCAAAGTTTTTGTTTCTGTGGGGGATAATTACGCTTGGGGGCAAAAAAATACATAATCATAACTTTGTATAATATGAGTAAGATGGCTTTAAGATTAGGCCGAGCTTTTATAGTTCGGCTTTTTTGTATCAGAGCACAAGGTTAGCACTGAGTGGGAATTTACCCCCGTAATACAGATTAGGGGGGCTGAAGAAAAAGCTGATAACTCAAATGATTGATATGCTACTATTTGCTCTTATTGTCTAAGAGGCGTCGGAAGTGGCTGAGTTAATTATACTTTTATCTTTAGTTTGTCTTGTGTTTTTGTTTACAAAGAAAGGTAAGAAACACAAGCGTAGGCTTAACGAATGGGATCAAGGCGCAGCAGCCAAAAGGTCTAACAATGTTCATGCTTTTGATACGAAAGTGATAGATAGGCATCCAAAGCTAGTTGAAGTGCCCATACCGCAAACCAAAGTTATCGAAAGCAATAAACCCAGCTCTGTTCCTCACAGGAAAAATACCTACTTAGCGACTAAGACTGAGCGCAAGTTTTACAAAGTACTGCAAGAACTATTGCCTGATGAATACGTAATTCATAGTCAGGTTTCATTGATGGCGTTAGTACAACCGACCAATTTTAAAGATAACTCTCGAACTTGGGCTAAGAGGATGGATTACGTAATCACAGACAGAGATACCAAAGTATTGGCTGTCATAGAGTTAGATGACTCATCTCATAGGCAAAAGAAAAGACAAGAGCGAGATATATACGTAAACAACGCACTCAAAGGGCACCATCCACTTCTTCGTTTCGAGGCTAAAAGTAGCTACGACAAAAACCACGTAGCTACAGTAATAGAACGAGATACTTTGATAAAATGCCGAGAATTTAAAAGTGTATTGCAATACAGCTAAAACAAAGCCGAACAGTATTTGTTCGGCTTACTTTTAACTAAAGTATCGTGGTTCTTATCGTTACTTTAAGTTCTTTATCTACCGTATTGGTCTTTTCTGACCGGAATAGAGCACCAAGTAACGGCACATCCATCAAGACAGGTACACCGCTTACCGAGTTGCGCTGCTCTTGGGAAATCAACCCACCTAAAGAGATCGTTTGACGGTCTTTGACCTTGACCACTGTTTGCAGTGTTCGCGTATTGGTAATGATGTCGGATGCGATAGAGGAATCCGTTACCGAGTCGGACTTTTGCATAATCTGCAACACAACATGATCACCAATTACATGCGGTACAACCTCAAGTGACACGCCCACATCTTTACGTTCTATTTGCTGGACTCGATTACCGCCGTCTGTTACCTCAGACGAAGTTAGGAACGGCACGTTCTGACCAACCGTGATGTAACCGCGCTCTCTGTCCATAATGAACATGTTTGGCCGTGATAAGAGCTTAGTATTCTGATTCTTAGACACGGCTTTAATAAGCGCATTGAAATCACCGCCCTCATAGAACAGTAGGTTATCAACGGCTTTCTTAATTGCAGTAGGCTGAGAAACAAAGCCAGCCTCACTCAGAGCTAAGTCCATATTTACGCCGACTTCCTGAGAATCACCGAGCTCAGTTTCGGTAATCACCGCCTCGATAAAGACTTGCTTTTGTGGTCTATCAATCCCTTTGATGAGCACATCAATATGCTTCAATTGATTCTCAGAGCCTGTCACGATAATGCTGTTTGTGGTCGGTAGCACCTCAACCTTGTAATTCTTAATCGCTTTATTATTCAGTGTCTGGTTTTGCGTTGCAGCAAGCATCGAGGAAATTAAGTCAACGACCTTGGTATTTCGAACATTCTCAAAGAAGTACAGCTTTACTTGAGAGGGTTCGAACGTCTCCACCTTGTTTGCGTCGGCAATGATGGTAAAAACGCCGTGGTCATGCGTAAGCTCGTAACCGTGCGCACGAAGCACGGAAAGGAAAAAGGCAGGATAATCCTCATCTTTCAAATCCGGCGCGGTAAAGCTGACCTCACCAGTGACACCATGACCGAGCACAACTGTGTTTCCAGTGTGAACCGAGAACCACGATGCGAAGTCTCCAATCGGTGTATTTTTTGCTTCAAAGGGCGCAGAGGTGGCGGCAAAAGCAGGAGAGCCAATCAGGGTGCACGCGAGCAGAAAGGCGGTAATGCTGGATGTGGAAAAGTTGGAACAAGCCGTTGTTTGTTTCTCAACTTTACCACAGCGCATGATGAGTAATGAGCGCGCAAGCAGCGAGCCTCCGGCGCAATAAGATTCTTTTTGTTTTTTTGAAAGAAAAGCTGTGAGTTTTGCGATTATCCATGACATAAAGCGCACCTTATTCCCTAGCACATGACTTTGAATGATTGACCATTGCCGCTAACCGTAATTGAGCAAGAGCCGTTAGATTGAGCCGTAAAGCCTTTTGCGTATAGTTGCGACGACGAAAGACGCACATCGTCCTTAACCAACACAAAAGACGGGGCAACGTTTGGGGGATTCATTGACGATTCGATTCGATAGCCGTCGAGCAAGTCACTCAATGACTCACGAGGCACCGAGGCTTGAGCCGTTTCGGGTTCCGTCGACATGTTCGGCGTGCCAACTAAGGTGAACACCGCAAACGAGACGGCGACACCTGCCGCAAATACACTGAATCGGGAGTATTTACGGAGATAGATTTTCGTAATGCGCATGATATTTCTCAACGTATACGGGACAGTGTAACGTCCGTGGGTATAGTAGGGCGGCAATACTGAATAAACGCCGTCCTCATAGTTGTTTCTAAACATCTGCTTAGTGTCGTAAGAGCTGTACAAGTCCGTGCCCCAGAGCATCCATTTCTCGACGGTGAGCGAGTTCGCGTTGTCACCATACTTCACAATGCCAACGTGCAGCTTAGGCATTTTCAACTTGAGTTGACCGAGCGTTAGAACGGATACCGCAGTCGAGATGATAGGGACTTGAAGACGGTCTAAACGACGACAAAACACGGTGTGTTCAGCCAGCGCGAGACGCGCTTGTTTATCAACAATCGAAATGTCTTGAACGATGAAAATGACATCCCATCCAAGCTTTCGAATATGCAAAAGGTGATCAATTAACTTTTGTCGATTCTTGTCGTTCCATGTGCGCGAGTTAAACCACGTTCCGCACTCATCGAGCACAATCAAACCGTCTTTTTTGGTGTCATAGCTCTTGTTTGCTGAGCCAATGACCATCAAATCTTCTACCTGAGGCTTGTCCGGCAGACGATAAAGGCGAGTATTGCGCTTATCGCGTCCAAGCATTTCTTTCAAGTTGATATCGAGGTTTGTCGCCACAGGCACACCGCGCATAAACGCCTCACGAATCTTACCGACCGCCGTTAGTGTTTTGCCTGAGCCGAGCTTACCCGTGACAAAGTAGACCGATGCCATTACGCCGCCCTCACAATCGCGTAGAACTTCCATTCCCACACCCAACGCAGCAGACGCGCCGAGTAAATCGCACTCACACAAGGCACGGCGTTATTAGGGATGAACATACCCGCTGCTTGTGACCACATTGGAGGCGCAACATAAGACAGACCCGTTGCAAGGGTGTAAATTGCCAAGGTGAGGGTGACGGTCAAACCGATTAGCAGCGTTAAAATGACCAAGTTAATCGTGACGTTTCGTGCTTTCGCAATGAAGAACCAACCAAATAACGTGGTCGCTATCTGTGAGATAAAGGCAACCAGAGCAGGGAGGCGCAGCGCCGTCCCAATGGTACTGACAATTGGTAATAGCTGAATCATTAGTAATATCTCCCCGAACCTGGCTTGTTACTTGGTACAGGCGTGACCTCAGTCAGCAGGATTTCAACAAGCGTCTTAATCGTGTAGATGTAAATCAGAATTGAGATGATCATTTTGAGTTTCTGCGAAAACTCACAAGAAATAGAAGCGCGACCACCGCCAAGCGTAGGCAAGGATAGATTCATGCAGGGCGTAGGCTTAGGTAACACACTCAAAAACGAATCCGATATGGCATTAATATGCCCCTCAGACTCCGCCGTCAGATTCTTCTCAATCAAATTGTTAGCCGCATCGGTCACGGTCTTTTCATAGGAATTCATCGCACCAGACACGGCTTTATCCGCTTGAGTCAGTACATCACCGACATAATCCGAACCTAAACCATGAGGGTTTTCACAATAGTTGTTTTCCTCGGTAGGCTCACAAGGCTTGAGGTCGTCGAGTTTGTCCGATAGCTCTGCAAATCCATCAGCGTTAGTCGTTTGCAAATCATCGAGCCCCTTAACTACCTCACCAACAGAGTTGGTGTTTCGATTGATCGCCGTTGTGATGTCACCGTTAGCTTGCTGAATCAGCGCCTTAGTGTTTTCGTAAATCTTGTTGTCGTTGATTTGCTGCTTTTGAATCGCTTGGGTGTTAGTCACCATCGACGCATTAAGCGCAATGATTTGGTTTTGAATATCAGCGCTCGATTGATTGAGGTCGACGTTTAGCGCGTGAAGCGCCTTGTTCACATCTGAGTTGAGCCCTTTAATCGCGTTGACTACGCCCTTATCGGTCGATTCATCTGTGTCAGGGTCTTCAACATCTGGCACATCCCCCGTATTCGGTGGATTAACCGTATTGGTCGAGTCGTCAGGAAGTACGCTAGGGTCTTCGATGTCGCCCGTTGGGTCGTCAGGGTCGTGAATTGGATCATCGGGAATAATAGGAGTGTCAGGGCCATCTTTACCCCAAAACAGCGTACCACCATCACACTGCTTACCTGTGAATTGAAACTTACCGTGACATCGCGTGTTTTGGGTAAATTCGCCCGAATCGACATCAGTACAAAGCGTACTGTCATTAGGGATACGCTCGACCTCACAACGTGTTGCACCAAAATCGCCAAAACACGCCCCTGTTACTTGTTCACCGTAAACGTAAGCCAACCAATGAAGTGATTGAGTGTCATTAATGGACTGTTTGAACTGACAGGCATCCATACATGTACCGTCAGGGTTTTCGCCAAATTCACAAACCGATTTACAACGTAAGGTTGAAGGGTCAAATTCGCTATTTTCTGGACAACGAACCTCGTAATAAGCAAGACCGAGCCCATTATCACAAACCGTTTGATAGGGATAGCGAGCATCAGAATAGGGTGTCTTCTCAAATGTGCATGAGTCGAAATACCCAGTATCCAAAAAACAAGTATTCACCTTGTAAGGGTCAACCCAATCACCTTGAGAGCCACAACCCCTCATTTGCATATAACCAATACGCGCTTCTAAAGCATACGTATGACTACTAGCACACAGAATAACAAGGGCAATAAAAAAACGGAGATAGTGATTCATTGTATAAAACCAATAAAAAAAGGGAGCATGAGCCCCCTTATCCGTTGATTAGTGAGTATTGATGCCACTCACAAAGCCGTGGGGGGTGATGTATAAAGCAATCGTCAGAATTACGTTGCTTTGTTTGCACCTTTCTTGAATAGCTTGATGCCGATGAAACCAACCGTTAGTGGAACAGCGATACCCCAAGTTGAGGTGAGCATGTCAGTAACGAAAGTCCCTAAACTAGTAAAGGCTTGCGCTGCCTGTTCCGGCAATGCTGCATGTGCACCAGATGCCGCCATAAGAAGTGCACCACCAAATGCCGCCCGTTTTGCTGTTACTACTGCGCCAGCCTTAGCCATTGCTGCGCGTACTTTGTTTTGCTTTTCCATAGTCTTATTTCCTATGTTATGTTTATGAAGAAGTTGAAACCTCAGCCGCTTTCTTGAATCCCAGAATGTGGAAACCAATCGAGAAGCCAAGGATAAATGCTGTTCCAAAACAGCCGAGCATGAACTCTGTTGACAGCATTTATCTTTGCCCTCCGACCATCCAACCGAGCGCAACTAACAAGAAGCAAATGCCTAAGAACACCATCAACTGAAAGTTATCGAGTCGAGCCATTAGCTCTGCAAATTGCGTCTCGGTCATGATTTAGCCCTTACTTTTCGTTAAGTTGAGGTAGGGCGTAGAGGTGGAAACCGTCGATAGAAACGTGTTTACCCTCATCGTTACCAAAGCTGAATTTCTTGTGTTCCACATCAAACATCATGCGATTACCCACACAGCGCTTGAGCAGTTCGCCAGCCTTGCCGTTTTCCCAAAGCTCAGGAGAGACACGTACTTCAATAGTGTCCGTTGGGTTGGTCGTGATGAGACGCAGCTTGCCGTTTTGCTTTTGTTCGCCGTTACGGTCTGTTTTGGTTTCTTGAACGATGTCCGAAACATCTAGAATTAAACCTTCCATTCTCATAGTGTTTTGCCCTTATTTTTACGTTGTTGGTTAGTTGAAAATTGAAATGACAGTTATTGACACAAGTCCAAGGGAAATTAATGCATCATGTCGGGCGGGGCTGCGCCCACCCAACACGACGCATTAATTTCCTGAGGGTCGGTGAGCAACAGCGCTTCCATTTCGTCATAGAGCGCTAGGTGCTTTTCGTATTGCTCGTAAAGGTCGTCATACATTCGCTCGTACTCTTTTTCACGTTCTAGCGCGTCAAAGTAATCGACCACGTTAGACATGATGCCTTGTTGAGCACGGATGAATTGTTGCTTGTTCTCGGTCTTCCAAGTACGGAAGCGAGTCGCGATAAAAATCTTATGGAACATCAAGCCATTCAAACGCGCTTGAGCCATATCACCGTAGCGAGTCGATGAGTATTCACCGCCCGAAGCAATCAGTTTTTCGATAGAGGTTGAAACGGAGTATTCCGCTTTTACTGGTTGGTCTTTGCGCTTAACGAACACACCGCCCATTGCGTAACAAAACGCTTTCCAGTCGCCCTCATCAGCAGAGCGGCGAACCTTTTCTAATAGAAAGTGTTCGTCTTGAGATAAATCTGTAAACAAAGCATCGTCCTCTTTGAATTCATCACGAAGACGACGAAGCTCACGCCATACCGTGACAGATGGACCACCAATAAATTGAAATTGACGAATTTGATTCACACGCGCCCAAGTCACGACACGTTCTGCCGCATCCGAGCCAGACAAAGACGAACCTTTATCTGAATCAATGTGTTGACCGTCGATGTTTTTGCTCAGGTATTTAGCGACATAGCCAACGGCTGAACCTTGAGACCAGTCGATAACCTCCGCTTTGAAACGGGCTTTCTTTGCGCCTTTTTCGTCAGGAGAGTCAGCCATAGCAAGACGACGAAACTCAGACGTCACAAATTTGCGTGCGGATTTTTCCATGAACAGCAACAAGTGGTGATGCGGCGTGCCGTCTTGATGAGGCTCAACAATGCGCATCCCGTAAACCTTGATTTTGCTTTTATCAATCGACTTACGAAGATTCGCCCAAACGCCCATGAGGTAAGCGTGAGCTGCTTTCGCGTCAGGCTTGCCAGCCTCAAGCCATTTAGGGTTGATGTCACCCTTAGAAACAGAGTGAAAACGAGACGGAGCTGTTACCGTGAAGAACACCGCATCGTGACTCGATTCTTGAGCGATTTCCTCAAAGCCACGCAGACGAACGAACATTTCAGCGCGGCGAATCTCAGCGTTAGAAACCGACTTAGCGGATAGCTCACTGAGTGTGAAGTAGTTAGATGGGTCAGCCTCATCGTAAGCAATCGTGTTTTCTAGGGCGATACGGTTAGACGTATTGCGATCACGTTGACGGTTTAGAGAAAAATCCGAGCAGTAAACTTGCTTACGGCGTTGAACAAGCGCTAAATCACGCGCGACACATTCAACCTCGTAAGCACATTTACGGCGCAGTTGACGAACAAGCCAATGCTCATCAAGAGCACGGTTCACCAATGCGAAAAGTTCACAGTTGTTTTCTGCGTATTGAATTTGCTCAGGTGAGAATGCCAAGCCTAATGAATCGAGAAGCTGACACGCTTTATCAAAACGTGCTTGTGATTCTTCAAGCGGAATTGCACTTAACACACGAGAAAAGTCGCGTGATTTGCGCTTGGCTAGATTGGTAATTTGTTCATCCGACATCGCGTAGCTATAGCCGTGCTCAGTCAAACGGTCGTGAGCGTCGTTAACCGCGCGGACGGCTTCCAAAGCGTTGCGTGTTTTAAGTATGTCGGTGTAAGCGCGTGTCATGTGTCGAGCGAAGTCGCCGTTACGGTGTAATGATTTCGGCAAGTCCAAACAAGGGTTAGAAGTAGGGCGCTCAATAAAATCTGACAGGTCGCGTGAGTAGATTGACGTACTCATTGCCGATTTCACAGCCGACGGAATGAAATCCTCAGGCGTTGTGAATCTGTGGTCGACGTACTCAAAACGATGGTCGAATAAGTTGTCAGGAATGTGCTCACATGAAGCCCAAGAATGGACAGGAACAAAATCAATCCATTTCTGTTTGCCTGATGCCAAATCAATAACAAGTTCACGCATTATTGAGCCTCAACTGTTTTTGAAATAAGTGCGCGTTTTGGTGCGTCTTCAACGTAAACACGAAGTTCATCAACTTCGTTTTGTGTAAGCTTGCCGTCAGACATGAACTCGTTAAGCATTGGAATAGCGGATGGCTCTTTTTCAATCCAGAGTCGAACTTGAGCGTAAGTGCTCGCAGGAGCATCGAAATTCGCGCGACCATAGAAAACAAACGCGATAGCTAGTAGCCCAGCTAACATACATAACAGTTCAAGTGTTTTGTCGCGTTCCAT